AATGCGGACATCACCGGAGCGGAAGGCGGCACACACCTGCGGAACATGATCCTGGCTTTGCAGAATCCCCGCAATAAAAATGCCGCCGAGATGTTCCAGCAACTGGGCGTCAGCGCCTATGACTCCGAAGGCAAAATGAGGGGACTGAACGAGATTTTCGGCGACCTCAGCAGAGCCATGGACGGCATGACGGATGAGCAGAAAAACTCCATCATGTCTACGCTGTTCAAGCAGACAGACCTTGCGGCGGCCCGGGCAATGCTTCAGGGGTGCGGCGACAGCTACAACGAATTGTACGAAGCGGCGACACACGCTTCTGACGGCATCGGCGCGGCTCAGCAAATGTACAACACCCAGCTGGACAACCTTGAGGGTGATATATCCATCCTCAAATCTGCGCTGGCAGATGTCGGCATCAGCGTCTATGAAAAGCTTCAGCCCGCCCTTCGAGACGCTACACAGTTCGCGACGACCCTTGTCAATGCGTTCGGTAAAGGCTTCGAGGACGGCGGCATAGCAGGCGGCTTACAGGCTGTATTCGATACCGTCCGTGACAGCATCGGAGAGATTCCGGAGGGAATCAAGCGGGTCGGCGCGGCGATTGCGGCAATCGGCAGTGCTTACCTTGCGGGCACAGTCGTAGACAGCAAAGTATGGAAAAAGGGCATGAAGAGCATCGCCAACTTCGGAAAAGCTCTACACAATGCTCCTCAGACCTTCACAAAACTGGCCGGAGAAGCAGGAAACGCTATCAAGGGAATGTTCCCCGATTCGCTGGTAAGCAAGGCCGGAAGCGTTTTTAATTCACTTACCGGAAAAGTAAGTAATTTTGCGTCCGGCGCAGGTTCAGCACTTTCAGGCGTCTGGAACAACTTCGCAGGCGACTCAGCGCTCGGCAGTATTGTCGGCCAGGTTAACGGAGCAATCGGTCGGATTGGCGGTGCGGTTGGACAGCTCGGAAGCATTATCTTTAACATCGGTGGCGCTCTTTTTAACGGACTCGGAACAATTATGAGCGTCGCATTAAGAATGCTCGTGCCCACTGCACTGGTCGGTGCTGTCCTTGTGGCACTCGGACTCCTCTATTCGCAGTTCGGGGCGCAGATAGACGGCATCCTCGCAATGGCAAGAGAAAAAGGCCCGCAGATAATCAGCGGACTTGTCGCCGGTATCGTTTCGCAAATTCCCGCATTTGTCGCACAGGGCGCGGTACTGCTGTCGAACTTCCTGAGCACCATCGGAGCGCTTCTGCCGTCTCTTATGGTCGGCGGTGCGCAGATCATCGTGGCACTGGTCCGCGGTGTCATCCAGAACCTCCCCACGCTCTTACAGGGTGCGGCTAACTGTATCCGCGGATTTGCAACAGGACTGATCCAGGCGATCCCGATGATCATTCAGGTCGCCGCAGAACTTGTCCTTGCCCTCATCGATGCCATTGTCCACACCGACTGGATCGCGGTCGGCGCAGACATTATCAAGGGTATCGGAGACGGTATCAGGGGCGGCGCTAAAGGTATCTGGGACGCTGTAAAGGGCGCAGTCACAGGCGGCAATAAGGGAGCGGAACAGCCCTCAACGCCGTCCACTGTAGCCGCTCCCACAATGCCCGATACGTCAAGCTACACATCCGCAGGCGCGTCCGGAGCGCAGGCATACGCAAGCGGTTTTTCCTCCGGCGCGTCAGGCATCACGGCCGCCCTGGAATCGTCCATATCGGGCACGCAGGGCGCAGGGCTTGGCATCTGGCAGGGCGCAGGCACGGAAGGAGCGACCAACTTTATCTCCGGCGTTGAGACCGGACTTACGGGCTTTGACTTTACGACAAGCCTCGGAATTGACACAGCAAGCCTCACATCCACCATGACGGAGGCGGGCACTTCCGGAGGCGAGGCGTTTACGACAGCGCTCACAGAAACCCTCGGGGCGTTTGAGTTTGCCCCCGAATCGCTCGGCATCGACCCGGGTGTCATGCAGGGCATCATGCGTCCTGCTGGGCTTGCGGGCGGCGTGGAGCTGACTACAAGCCTGACAAGCGCCATCACGCAGAATACCGGCACAGTGGTAGCGGCGGCTCAGAAGCTGGGCGACGGCGTATATAACGCCATTAAGAGCGGATTTAACAAGGCAAAATCTGCGGCGGTAAGCGCCATGAACTCCATTAAATCCTCCTGCGTGAGCAGTGCCAAGTCCACGGCAAGCCAGATTAAAAGCGCATTTGAAAAAATGTCAATCAAGATCCCGAAGCCGAAGATCCCCGTGGTCAGCGTCGGAAGCGCATCGAAAACGGTTGGCACGCAGTCGGTCAGCTATCCGACATTCTCGGTCAGCTACCATGCACTCGGCGGTATCTTCGATAAGGCAACACTGCTCAAAGACGCACAGGGCGGCAACCACGTAGTCGGAGAGAGCGGAGCGGAAGCTATCCTCCCGCTCGACACACTGTGGGATAAGATGTCGACCATCTTAAAGAGCATCTTAAGCCGTGACAACAACAGTATCGTGGAACAGCTTCTACAGCGTTTTGAGAGCGCCGGCAGACGGATGAGTCCCGCTCCCGCACCGGTCGGAGCAGGCCCGGGCGGCGAGACGATCTACTTCTCCCCGACCTACAATCTGTACGGCTCGGCCACCAGACAGGACGCGGAAGCAGCCGGCAGGACAACATTTGAGGAGTTCAAGCGCTTTATGGAGCGCTATGAGAAAGACAAGAGACGTACAAAATTCTGAGGTAACGACATATGGCAAGCACGTACTACACCACAAAACAGGGCGAGACATGGGACGAGATCGCCCTTGAGGTATACGGCAGTGAAGTCTATGCCGATGTCCTCATGAAATCCAATTACGACCTGCTTGACACCCTGATTTTTTCAGCGGGCACGGTCGTATACACACCTGAGATCGTCCGTGACCAGAGCGGGGACGCCCCGCCATGGGTCGCGGATGACTCGGAGATTGAAGAAGAAACAGACCCGTTTTTGTAAGGAGGCCGCGGCATGGCCGGAACGATCACCATTGAGAAAATAGATGAGGGGCCGCGCTCTGCACGGGCGTCGATTTCCTATCGTCCGAAAAACGCTGCGGCCGCCATTGCGTCAGCGGACATAGACGAGCACATCGAGAGCTTTTCTTTTACCGATGTGGCCTGCAGCGAGTCGGACTCCATGAGCGTGACGCTGACCAATATCGGACTGGCCTGGGCATCGAAATGGGTCCCTTCCAAGGGCGACACGCTTTTTGCAAACATCATTGTGGATAACTGGGTGGCAGAGGGAGTCCGCAACACGATCTCCCTGGGGCGGTTTTGCTGTGACGACCGGATCTTTAATTTCCCCGAAAATGCCACAGCCGTGATCAACGGCGTAAGCGTTCCGGAGAATCACTCCTTCCGGAGCACGCCAAGGACCAAGACATGGGAAAAGATAACGATTCAGGAAATTTCCAAGCGGATCGCCGCACGGTACGGCATGGAGCTGCGGTATTTCGGCGGGAACATCAAAATTTCCAAGGCCGAGCAGTCCGACTCCGATGACTGCAGTTTCCTGGACTCACTCTGCAAGAAGTACGGCCTTTACATGAAAGTGTACAACGGTCGAATTGTCATTTACAAAATCCGCGAATTTGAACTGAAAAAAGCCGTTGCGACCATCGACTACTCGGAAGTGCTGAGCGGCGAATATAACTCTACCCTGACCGGCACATATACCGGCGCGCGGATCAAGTACACCGTCAAAGTCGGCAAAGAAACCAAAGACAAGGCCCTGACCATTGGAACGTGGGACAGGATGCTGATCGTCAATGAAAAGGCCGACAACTACGGAGATGCTTTTGTCCGCGTCTGGGCAAAGGTCCGCGAGGAAAACCGTAAGTCCGAGACGCTGAAAATCACAGTAGCAGCGGCGGGGCGCCCCTTATGGGCGGCGACAAGCATCAACCTTACCAATGCGGAGTTTATGAGCGGCAAGTGGTTTATCGACAAGGCGACGCACACGATCGGGGCTTCCGACGGGTACACCATCGCCCTCGAGATGCACAGAGTCAGGTTTTAGGAGGCAGGCTTATGGGTAATATCAGAATCGGGCGTGTGTCCAGAATCGACTACAAAAACGGCATGATTGCCGTTGCCTACATGGACAGGGATGAGTCAGTGACCAAGCTGATGCCATATCTGCAGATGGGCGGCGAGTACCACATGCCCCAGGTGGAGCAGAGGATCCTTGTCCTGCATCTGTCCGACGACTCTGAGGTCGGCGTGGCTCTCGGGCCTTTCTGGGATGATGTCAGCACGCCTCCGGTTTACGGCAAGGATGTATTCCACAAGGAGCTGAGCCACGAAGAGGGTGCGGCGTATATCCATCACGACCCCGAGACGGGCGTGCTTACCATCCGGGCGAAGGATATAAAGCTCATTACAGACGCTGATACAGGAGGTGCATGATGGCGACCAAAGTCAAAAGTCCGAGCGGTAAGACGGTAAGCCCGACGACTAACGCCAGCACCGTCACAAACAAGAAAAACGCAACGACCACAACAAAAGCCAAATCCAAGAAGAAAACGAAGACCATTTCGCCTTTTGCCAACTTCGGCAAGGAGATCTCTTTTTCCGTCTCTGGTAACAAAATCTTCACTTTTACGGAGTTAAAGAGGGATGGAGAAGCCAGATGGAAAAAACATGAGCTGGTCGGCGAAAAGCCCCGCATGCAGTTCCTGGGGCCGGGCGATGAAAACATCTCTCTGACCATCGTGCTCGATGCCCGGCACGGAGTAAAACCGCGCAAGACCATCGACAGCATTATCGCCTACAGGGACGCGGGCAAAGCGGACCATCTTGTTATCAACGGAGAAAATATCACCGCGAACAAACTTGTGATCACACAGACATCGGACACATGGAACGAGGTCTGGAATAAAGGCGAGCTGGTCAGGGCGACGATGGAGATCACATTCCAGGAGTACAGATAAATGCAGATGAAACTTAATTTAGTCGGTTTTGATTACATGGACTCATCAGAGGTCACAGAGATCAGCCGCAATCTATACGCGCTTATATCGACTCCTGCAGGTACTTGCGCCGGCGACCGCTCCTATGGGCTTGATCAGGATTTTGTCAGCCTTCCCGCCCCGCAGGCCGCGAACCTCCTCGCCCTGGAGCTGGCTGAGAAGATGGAGATCTACGAACCGAGAGCGCGTTTTATGGGGGCGCAGTGCACCGCTGACAACAATGGCAGACTGGTCGCAGTGATCCGCATAGGGCCGGGGAGGGGGCAATCATGAACGATACTTTAGAAGCAATTTACAGTCTGCCGGATGTGACTTTCGGCGACGACATAAGCCTTGAAGATTTGCAGAGCGCAATGATCACGGACTTCTGCGAACGCTATCAGGAAATCACCGGAAAGCCCATTGCGCTGAGCAAGGCGGACCCGAACAGGATCATCCTGCTTGCGGTCGCCCAGTACCTGTATCAGGGGCTTCTCCATGTGGACAAGGCCGGCAAGATGAACTTCTTGAAATACGCTTACGGTCCTTATCTGAGGCATCTGGCGGCTCTCAAGGGCGTGACGGAGATGGATCCGCAGAAAGCCTCGGTGACAGTCAGGTGGAACCTTGAGGAAGCCAGGGAGCAGGATACGACGATTCCCGCCGGCACGCGCATCACGGCAGACTGGGAAGTCTTTTTCGAGACTCTCAGCGACGTCGTTATCCCTGCAGGCGATACGGATGCCACTGCGGTAATGACTTGTACGGAAACGGGCGAAAAAGGTAATAACTTCGCCCCGGGTGAATTGCGTATCATGGCGGACCCTGTGCCGTTTATCGCGGACGTGGTCAATATCACACAGAGCACAGGCGGGATGGATGCCGAGTCGGACGAAAGCCTTGCGGAGAGGGTCTACCTTGCTCCATCAGGGTATTCCGTGGCGGGTTCGGAGGCTGCGTACATCTATCACGCAAAGAGCAGCGGGACAGAGGTCGGCGACGTAAGAGTCAGCAGTCCGTCCGCGGGTATTGTGGATGTCCGCTTTTTGATGGCTGACGGGTCGCTCCCCGATGCGGATGCCATCGCAAAGCTGAGTGATTACCTGTCCGCGGATGAGAGGCGTCCCCTTACGGACTATGTACAAGTCAGCGCTCCGGACGCCGTGAGTTATACAATCACGGCAACATATTACATCAGCAGTAAGAATCAGTCCATGGAAGCAGGCATCAAGACTGCCGTGGAGACCGCTGTGGAAGAGTACAAGACATGGCAGGGCGGCACGATCGGCAGGGACATCAACCCCAACGAGCTTGTGTCCAGGATTATGCAGGCAGGAGCCAAGCGCGTAGTCGTGACCGCTCCGGCGAGTACCGTGATCCCCTCTACAAGCGTCGGAGTGTGCGCGGCGACGAATCTGACATACGGAGGGCTTGAGAATGACTAATCTTTACGGAGAAGTCCTTGACCTGCTCGGCCCGAATTACCGCGCAGATCCGGAAGTGCAGGCGCTCAGCCATGCCATCAAGCTCGGCGTGTACATGCTTATAAACAATGCCGAGAAGGCCATGGTCTACTGCGGTGTGGATTATCTTGAGGAAAGCGCCCTCGACCTGCTTGCGGCGGAGCTGAGGACACAGTATTACGATACGAGCTTCCCGGTCGAGAAGAAGCGCGAGCTGGTCAAAAACACGCTCCTGTGGCATCAGCAGGCGGGCACGGCGGGAGCGGTCAGCGACCTTGTAAAAAAGGTGTACGGCGAGGACGCGGTTATCTCAGAGTGGTTTGAGTACAGCGGTGAGCCGTACACGTTCATAGTGTCGGCACATGACCGCTTAAACCCTGAGAGCATCAATCTGTTCAATGACATTTTAAAAAATGCAAAAAACATCAGGTCAACGCTTGCCGTTGTGGGGGTCAGCAGGGATGTGGAATATCACTTCCGCAGTTTCCACGGCATACAGGCGATTAAACGCCATGCTTTTATCTTTGACACGGAGGTACTTGAATGAACTCACCATTTTGCGTGATCACCGACGCCGGACGGGAAATTATGAGGGGCGTCAATGTCTCCGGCACTACGGTAAAAAGCGCCCCCTTTACCTTTACAAAAATTATGCTCGGATGCGGGACGTATACCGCGGAGCAGAAGACGGAAAGCGCTCTGAGGGTAATGACTGCGCTCAGGACTCCGAAAAACAACTATCCCGTCTCGTCCGTTAAAAAAGTAAATGCAGATAACAATCTGTATAAAGTGACATCGATTGCGACAAACTACAACGTGACGCTGGAGACGGTGCTTGTTCCCGAAGGCTACGACGTCTCGGAAATCGGGATTTACGCCCGTCCGTCAGGCGGTTCGGAAGTGCTCGCTGCTATTGCGGTGATTGACGAGCCGGATTACATGCCGGGCGTTGACACAGAAGAGACCACCGAGGGGCAGATCTACCAGATTGTGTACGATCTGTATTTCGGCTACTCCAATGTGGAGCTGGATGCGACTATCGAGTCGAGCGGGGCGGCATACTCCGCGGATGACGGCGCAGCGCTGGAGAAGCTGATAGGAGCGGGAGATGGCACCGGCTCGATTGTCCTCGGTACGGAAAACAATAACTCCGCGAGCGGGGATTATTCTGTGGCAATGGGATATGGGACTGCGGCAAACAGCACTGTATCATCCGCAATGGGCAACGGAACTATCGCAAACGGCATCGCCCAGTCCGTCCGCGGAAGATACAATGTCGAAGACGATGTTACCATCCTTCCTTACGGCGGCGCTTATGCGGACATTGTAGGCAACGGCACGTCGAACAGCAACCGTTCCAATGCCTATGCCCTTACCTGGTACGGTGACGCACACTATGCGCTCGATACCAGGAATGTATCCGCTGCGCCTGCGGATGACAGAGCGCTGTATGCCGCTATCGTGGCGCTCGGATGGGAAAGTGAGGTGATTGTGTAATGCTCAGTTTAAAAAAAACGCTTACAAAGATATTGGAACAGCTTGGACAGAGCTTTGCTTTTAACAGGCTTGCCGCAGTGATAGACTCCGGCGCTGACCTTAATTCCTACACCACTCCCGGGCTGGCAAGAAGCACAAGTGGAACGATTTCTGCAAGTCTCTTACACGCTCCATGGACAAGCGGCGGTTTTTTGCTGATGACAATGTATGCCACAAACACGTCTACAAAAATTCAATTCCTTTTCCCTGTTTCCCTGTCAGCGAACAACGGCATCTTCGCGAGGACGTATCGCAACGGAGCATGGGACGCATGGGTGAAGATTGCACTTACAGAGGTATCGTAATGGCTAATACAAGGAAAAATATCCCGGTCGTTTTCGGCAGGCTCAGAACTGTCAAGACTCCGCGCCGCACCCAGGGCGACTACGGACAGGTGCTCGTGATCAGCGACGCGATTAAACTCCCGACGGACTTCGTGGTGCACTTTTGCAATGAGGGCGATGCCGTCACGAAAACGCAGATAGGACACGACAACATGGTGACAGTGCCCCCGCAGTTTTTAAAGGACGGGC